GGATAGATAGTGTGGACTGTGGCGCAAGGTTGCAGCTCGCCAGTCCTCTACGGATATTACAGCCTCTGACCCACTTTTGACCCAGAACGCGAAAAAAGCGGGCAGGGCTGGACGGAAACAATGGAAAATCCGCCGAGCGAACGGTGGTAAAAAGCACAAATCGGAGCCGAAACGACTCCGATTTGTGCGTGAGACAACCTACGGACCAGAAGGCCGGGGGTTCGAATCCCTCACGGCGTACCATTGAGCGCATATCCGAACCCTACATTATGTGGGGAACGGTGTTCGTTCAAACCAAAAGACACTCCTTACCTTAATCGGTAGGGAGTGTCTTCTTTTATTCTTCGCCAGAATACCCGTTCGCTCTGGCGCATTTCAGCGCACCCAAGATCATCTTGTCTTGAGCCAGCGTTCGTTCTTTCAGCTCATAGAGTGGAGTACGGCGATGATCGTCCCATTCAATGAGCTGCTTTTTGTCGTGAACGACTTGACCCTCATAGAGATTGATAACCTTGTCGAGCGTGATTTCTTTCAGCACTTGCATTTTCTCACCCCTGAGCGTCCTCGTCTGAGGTTTCTTTTGACTTGACCTTAATGCCGTACAGAATGGCAAGTTCGGCAGTCCAAGCCGCAAACCAGCCGACCGTCAATTCTGTGTCAACCGTGTGACCGCAGGCGTTCAAAATCAGAACCACAACGGCGTACCAAGTCAAATTGAAGATGGACAAGATCGTGAACTTCGTGCGCTTTCTCATTCTTTTCTTCTTCGGCTTAGGTTGCACTCGTTTACCACCCATAGGAAGCCCTCTCAGCGGCTCAGGAAGCGTTCATGCACGAAGCCAGTATAATTTACCCTCTTGTACGAGAAAGCCACATAGAGCCATTTAACGCCGTTTACAACGGTGTAATAGCCGTAGTTTTTGACGGTGGTTCCCTTGGGGATTGTCACCAGCACTTTACTGTCCGTCCCGGCAGCGTCACGGACATTCAGGCCAGCGCCAGCGGTCACGGTGTAAGTGCCTGCCACAGCCTTATTGAAAGACCGAGCAACACCCTTCGCCTTGACCTCGGTGGTAGGAACGGGCTTGACCGTTTCGGGCTGTGCGGGGGTCACGGTTTTGTCGTAGGTCACATAGGGGAGGTGTCCGTGCTTCTTCCACATACGGGTATTGTACCCGTTCTTCTTCCCGATATTACCGACAGCGGTGATCTGCACATTGTTCGCCCAACGGGGAGAACATTCGACCGCAAGGCCGTTTCCGATATACACGCCGATGTGTCCCGTAGTCCACACCACTTCGCCGGGGTCAACCTTGTCCCACCCGGAAGCAGTAGCGTCCTTGCACCTCTTAATCATGGTGTCAGCGCCCTCGTCAGGTATGCCGTTGGTGGCGTATTTTGCGCCGCCGTAAGACTTGGTTTTATCACCAGTCCAGCCCCACAGAACGGCTTTGATAAGGTTCACACAGTCAAAGCCAAAGGTGTCAGGGGTCGCCGCCATAATCATAGAGGTACGAGCTGCCGCCATGTTGTAGGGGTGGTTCTTGATATATCGAGACTTGTTTGTGTCGGTCAGCGGCGCACCAAAGCACCCCATAACATACAAGGTCTTGTAGTGCTTGGCAATATCAACGACCTTGGCGACCAGTTCACTTGATTTCATCATAGCTCTTGTCCTCCTTAGTAGCGTCCAAAATGGCCTTGAACTTCGTAAATGCTTCTGTGATGTACTTGCAGGACACCATGAGTACCGCACCAATAATCACCAAATTGCTGAAAATATCCACATACTCAGCCGGAATTTCCCACCCGACCATATCCGCAAACAGCGGTAGAGTGGTAATAGCCACACACAGCAAGGTCAGACCGCAGACAAAAGCAGCGATCTTCAAGCCGGAGTTTATCAGCTTTTCCTTACTGAACGGTTCCAGCAGGATTTTGATGTTGTAATACAGAGAAAAAGATACATTAGAGAGGTAGGCACACAGAAAAATCAGCATAGCCCAGCCGATGTTCGTCAGGTTGTGCAAAATGGTTTCGAGCATAATTTTTACCTCCAATTTTTAATTTAGGTGAGTTAGGTGAGTAATCGGGCGTTTTTCCTATAAACTCCCTCTAATACGCACGTACTAAGAGAAAGTTATAGGGATTTTGACCCGATTGCTCACCTTTGTCACCTTATTTTCGGGTCATGCAGGCTTGTGAAAGCCCTCCAAGTCCTCGATACGGTGGTTGATAACCTTGATCTGTTCTTCAACCACAGGTACACGCCTTGCAAAATTGTTGTGTTCCCGCACTTCACGGGTCAGTTCGTTCAATTTGGTTTCGATAACCGCCTGCTGCTTGTCCAGTTTTGCGTCAACCTTGCTGGCGGACTTGCTGGACGAGTAGATGATACCAAGCAGGCTCAGGCCACCCGTGATAATAGCGACCAGAATTGCGTCACTCATGTCCTGCCCCCTTCCTTACTCGCCGGTGTATTCTTCCCAGCCAGCGGGATAAGCGTCCGGGGAATACACATTTCCGTCAATCAGACTGCGGTACAGCTTGTCGTTGTAACTCACAATGTCACCCTTGTTGTAAGCGTCATGAGCGCCGGTGGGCTGAGTCCACACGGGATAGCCGGAGGGGGTCAGGCCAATCGGAGTGTAGAGAGCGGGAAGTGCGTCAGGCTTCCAATCTGCTTGGGAAGTGTGCGCCTGTACTACCTTGTAGAGCTGCGGGTCGCCTACACCGTTCACACCGTAGGTGAAATAATCACCAACAGCATAGGCATGACCGACCTGATAGGGGTCATAGATGGTTGCAACCACCATCGCAGAGTCTTCGTCAAGGCTTTTGGCGAACATCTGAACAGCCTTGCGGAACTGCTCAGAATTACGAATGTCGTTCGGGTCAGTCAGCAGAGCGGTCAAACTGGAAGCGTAAACGCCATCGTCCACTTCTTCGACCGAAACCGTTTCAGCGCCGTCCAGTTCGGGGTGTCCGTTGACATGGTACACGGTGCCGTTCAAGGCAATACCCTGTGCATTATCCTCGGCCGTCAGGCCGTAGCAGCCGTTTTCCTGCATACATACCCAAGTTAGATTGCTCACAATGCCGAGAACTGCGTCCTTCTTGATGATTTTATACATGGCTTTTCCAACCTTTCTCGTCCGGGTAGAACCCGTACAATGATTTGAAATACTGATTAGTGCGCTGTCGCACCTTGAAGCTGTGACCTCGCTTCATGTGACCGTTGTAGGAGTCTACGGAACACCGAATATCAGCCAAGGTCATTTCGCCCCGGTCGAGCTTTCCTCGGAAAGCCCTGAGCTTGTGTCGAACGATTTTTGTTGAGTCCCTGTTCATCTTCCGAACAACCTTGCCGGTCGGTGTGATGATGAACCTCGTTTTCAACCAGCGGTAATAATCTCTGAGAGGAATGACCCTTGTCTTCTTTAAATTCAGTTCCAGACCGCACTTCTCGCAGATGATCTTTAACCCGTCCATACAGAGATACAGGTCATCTATGTCAGGGCTGATTGCCGCACCATCGTCCATGTATCGCTCATAGGCTTTGATACGGCAGACCTCTTTGAAATAGTGGTCAATCATATTGGGAAGCATGAGGGCGTTTGTCTGAGATACCTGACTGCCAAGACCCAAGCCCACAGAACCGAAGTCCGTAATAAAGCTGTTCGCAAGCGCTCTGATTTTCGGGTCATGAAGTCTGCGGTCGGCTTCATGGAACAGCGGCTCGTGTGGAGCTGAGTCAAAGAAGCTGTGAAAATCGTAAAGCAGAACCCCTCCTTCCAGACCGTACTTCCTGTAATGCCGTTGAAGGTAACAGGTCATACGGCGCAGGGCGAAGTCCATACCTCGGTGTTTCAAACTGGCTGAGTTGTCATAGATGAAACAGGCCGAATAGATGGGAACTAAGCAGTAGTCACACAGACACTTTTGAACCGCTCGTTCCGTGATATGGACTGATCGGATATACCGCTTCTTCCCTCGCTCCATGATGGTGAAAGCGTGAAAACCACGGTGCTTGAAGGTTCCGTTTTGAAGTTCACGATGGGTTTTTGCGATGATTGGAATGATATTGCCGATATACCGCTGAGTTGAGTTTTTCCAGTAGACACCCTTACAGCATTTCTTCCCGGAAAGGTAAAGGTGTCTGAACGAAAAGACTTCACCGAAATCACCACATTCTTTGCTTCGCCGCAGACGAGCTTCGTCCCGCTTGGCTTTCCTGCGCTGATAACGGGCTTCTCTCCGTTCTTCACTTGTCATAGAAGGTTCCCCTCCGTACAGTCTTATTGTCGGGTACGGGTTCTAACTGCTTGTAGTACCAGCCATGAAATGAGCTACCGTACAATCGCTCACCATGCAAGAAGCGTCCGGCTGACTACATCGGACGGGGTGTTTTGGCTTGGTAGCCGGGAACAAGCCCTCCCTCTGCAAAAGGTACTGATTTCGCCCAAAGGGGTTACTACGACTGACCTATGCGAAGTTGCAGAGTCCGAAGGACACGCCATTGGAGTTGCTGGCGTTGTTATTGTTGGCGTTGCCGTTGTTGTTCACATTACAGAAGTTGTTGGTGTTGCCGGAATTAGGAGAACGCTCCCACCAGTTGTTCGCAGAAACGGTAACAATTACAGGGCTTGACCCAATGAAAAACTCATGCCGGGAGGTCTTTATACCTCTCGTGGTCAGCTTTCCGAACCTTGGAGATAAGCTGTGCTTCGTCCGTGATGTACTCTCCAAATTCTTTCATGGCGTGGTCAATCCACGGACACTTTTCAGGGTTTTGGAGAATAGCGTCATAGAGCAAAGTCAGCTTCGGGCTGAGATTTTGAAGGGCGATGTTGGCGTTAATCAGGTGATCTCGCCGCATTTGCGCTTCATGCTGATTGTGCGGATAGATGTTGTTCGCCGCTCGGACTTCCTCGTGAACCGTGGAAGCCAGCTCGAAGATACGGTTTGTCAGCAGAGGTGCGTATCTTTTAGGAGCCTTGACGCAGACAGAGAAAGCGTGAAGCTCTAACCGTCTGGCGGTTTCGATGAACTGCATGGAGCTTTCGCCACGCATAGCTTTGATGACTGACACGCCAACATTCCTTTCTTACACCGCCCCTGACGGGGCGGGATTGGTGTTGATGAAACCGGGGATTAAACGCAGAAGCCGAAGGACACGCCATAGGAGGAGCTGGCGTAGCGATTGCCGGCGTTGCCGTCGTTGCCCACACTACAGAAGACGTCGGTGTTGCCGGAACGAGGAGAACGCTCCCACCAGTAGTTCGCAGAACCATTGACCTTCTTAATGGTGCTGTTGCCAGCGGTATAATACTCGTATTGCTTACCCTCACCAGCGTAAGAATACTGAGTAGCACCAAAGACTTCGATCTCGGACAGAAGGAACAGCTTGTCGGAAGTGGTTTCCAAACCGGACTGATTGTTGCCCTTGCTGGTCACTTTGTTGACGAACTTCAACACGCTTTTCAGGTCAGAGGAAAGCTGGTTCAGCAGCGTTGCCATTGTGGAGGTACGCATAGTGGAACCACGCCAGCCGTTCACATTGGTATTGGAGCCGTTCATGGAATAGGTCGTGTTCAAACAATCGACCAACTGGAAGGTGATACCAGCCTTGGTGCGACCGCCATCTGCGGTGGTCAGAGTGTCGTGGTCAAAGCCGATGATCTGCGCCGCATAGGTCACGCCGTTAACGGTGATATTCTTTCTGTCACCGACCTTCCAGTAGTTCGGAGCCTGACCGAACTTGGAAACAGCGGCGATGTTGTCCCAAGAGGTAGCTTCCAGCGTAGCACCGACCACAAAGGGATAGACATACACGATACCGATGACTTCCAGCGTGTAAACCTTGGTTTTCTGAGAACCGTTGTAAGTAAACACGATAGTCCAGTCACCCAGCTCGGTCGGGTACAGAGTGGCATAGCCGGTCGAAGCAACCTTGCCGGTCAGGGTTTTACCGCCCCTGCTCATGGTGACGGTCGAGCCTATATCAGCGATGACACGCACCTCGGCGGGAGAACCCTTCTGGCTCAAAGCATACAGAGCGTCATTCACCGTGGGGTCGCTGCCACTCAGTTCCAGTGCCGACTTGGTGGTGTCGGACAGCATATTTGCCTTGGTCAATGCGGTGCCGACCACATCACAGCCTGCGGCGTTCAGACCAATGTCGAGGGTGGCGGTTCCGGCGAGAAGCTGTGTGCGCCATTCCTCGAAGGTTGCAGGCATATCGGTAGGAGCCTTGATAGAACGGGACTTACCGTTGCCCTTAATGACAGTATCTTTCATGAAATTTCCTCCTTACTCTCCACAGTTATACAGACCAACATAGGCGAAAGCGTCCACCGCGCGGTCGATCTTGGAATACAGCTCGGTTTCTACCTCGGTCAGTGTTGTGTCGATGACATACAGGAGATATTCAATGTTGTTTGCCGTGGAAAAAGTGAGATTGTCCAGACTGCTCGGAACCAACGGTGCGTCCGGGGGAAGCGTGAGCTGCTTTCGGAGAACCGTCAGGTTGTTCAAGTAGGCTTTCACGAGAGATTGGGTGGGCGTATCACCCATCGCCCAATTCGTCTTTGCCGCAACCACCACTGAGGAAGGGTCATACGGAACTTGGTAGATCGGGTCATCAGCGACTCCTTTCTCCGCTCGGTATGCCGCCAACTGTCCGGGGAGAGAAGTCATGCGGTTGGCGATATAGGCTACCGCCTGCCCTACACGGTTCATGTCCCCGTAATTGTAAGCACCCTTCATACCAGCCATGTACTCGGCCTTTTCCTCAGCGGAAAGGCTCGAAAGCCCTTCCGTGAGGATTTTGTTTTTCAGGGTAAAAACCCTGTCTACATCGGCTTGTGTGCGGTCGTAGACGAGATTATCAATAATACTCATATCAGACCTTTCACCTTCAACTTTCCGCTCAGAGAGCCGTTAAATGTGATCTCGTCCACCAAGATCAATGCGTCCATTTCATCGGTGTAGAGCGTCTGCAAGCCAATCACATCGCCCACTTCCAACTCAGGATTGCCACGGTATTTTGTCTGATAGGTGTTCTGCATTTGCAGATACTTTTTCACCTGATCGGCAAGAGCGGCGCACATCGTATCGTTGGTGATAAGGGGGTTTTCCTCCTTGTCGATTTCTCCATCGAGAGCCACGGGATAGGAAACGACCACCGAGTTCTCAGACAGAGTTTTGCCGGTAACGACTACGGTTTTAGTGCCGGAGGATAACACCAAATCCGCAGCTCTGGCGTAAATGTTGGAAGACACCAACGAGCCGCCAGAAACAGAGATAGAAACATCTTGTGCAAGACCAGAGAACTCGACATGAAGCTGAGTTTCGGTGGTCGTTCCCTCGAAAAGTTTGGTGGTATCGTTTGCCGCCGTGTACGCATACTTGGCGACAGATACCGCTTTAAGCTGGTCGATCTTTGCGATGGATTGGGAGTCCTTCTCAATCGAGTCAAAATCCAGCGTGAAGTCCGTTTCACGGTAGTAGAGCTTGCTCACCCGCATACGGCAGTACGGCAGGCCACCGTCCATCGTTACCTCGATCTTGGTACAGTCAATCGCCTCTTCGCTGTTGACAAACACCTCCGCAGAAGTAATACCCTTCACAGTCTGCGTGTCCAGCAGCTTCGTCCCGGCATAATACTTCACCTGAATAGAGGTGGGGTACTCGTCCAAGGGGGTATCAAAGCGGAGAGCCAACACGGGAAGGTCGTGAGAAACATCAAAGGTCTTGGTGAAGGTCGGCTTCGTGGTATAAGTGCCATCTGCCGCAGTCATCGCTTCACTGATAAACCCTCGACCGGAGGGGTCGGTGTCTTCGACAATGACCTGATCTCCACCGTCCAGTGTCCAGCGGTTCAGTTCCAACGCCGCATAGGTGTTACCGACCTTATTGCCACGGTCAACAGTGTCCCACTCGCTGTACCACAGATGACCGTTATCTGCCCATACGCCGCTGTAAATACCAACCACAGTCACGCCGAAGGGCTTGATGTGAATGATATTGTCATCGTCTGTAAACAGGCGGCAGCGGCAGGCGTGAGCGATCAGTTGCAGACAGTTCATGTGCGAGTCAATAGGAAGCGCCGCCGTAGTGAACATCTGCTTCAAGGTTGGGTCAATCACCCACGGGTGCGTACCCTGCGCTGTCAGCGTCAGGTCTGCGTCCAAAAGCACTTCCTCAGCCATGTCATAGAAGTTTTTGGAACCGAGCTTACTCTTGTAAAAGGTTCCGGTCATACTTCCAACCAGACCTGTACCCGTAAAGGTAGCCTGATTTTTGGCAGCTTTCGGTTTGCTGTTCAACACATACTTGTCCGCTTTCAGCCACTCGACCTTACCCGTGGGAAGCATATAACCGTATCGGAGAGAAATCGGTGACTTCTTATCCAGATAGGCATAAATGCCTTTTGGGTTATCCGGGTCATAATTGTGTTCGTAGTCCAAAAGAACGAACTGTATGGTTTCCTGTGGCAGTCTGCGGGAGAGCGGGTCTACATCGTGAGACTCCTTGATGGAAACAATGTCATCATTTCCAAATTTCTTCTGCACACCGTAGAGAACCTGTTGCAACCGAGGTCGGCGGTACGGGAGGATATTCCCCATCGTCAACACAATCTTGTCACAAGAAGCGACCTTCGTGTTGATGACCAACTCTGTCCCTTCTACGGGAAGGGTCAGGCTTTCCAGCACCGCACCATTCAGGTAGAAATCAACCGTCACGGTGTCAGGCCATTCCTGATAGCGAGTGTCAAAAGTCAGGGTGATACCGGGGAAGGTATGAGGATTGCTGAAAGCACGAGTCAGCACCGCAGGGGTGGTAAACTTACCCTCAGCATTACTCATGTGGCTCGAAACAAAGCCGTCATACATCGTCCCGGAAGAAGGAACGATGACCGTATTTCCGTCCAGCGCCCATCGGTTTAGCTCTAACGCCGCATAGGACTCCTGATAATCATATCCGTAGTCCAGCGTGTCGAACTCAGAATAGTTCTGCGCCCCGTTGCTGACCCAATTACCGTCTGTTGCCGCTGCCGTGTCCACCTGAGAGAAGGTGATCTCCACAAAGGACTGCTCACGGAGCAAAGACTTCATCGACAGCTTGTAAGCGTTGCTTACCTGTTTCACGGCTATACCTCCTTAGAACGGTTCGCCGCAGTCAATGATGTTGACTTTGCAGTTGATGTAGTCCGCAGGAAGCCCCGTGTTCGGGTCAAGATGGTACGGGGTCGCCGTGCGGTCGCCGGGGTACATCTTTCGGGTTGTCCAGCGGTTGTTCACCATGTCGGGATAAGTGACTGTCACAAAGAAGTTCTTATCAAAAATCTGCAACATGGTAGACCACTGTTCCGCTGTCAAGTAGCCCCAAAAGAGGTTGTTGAGCTTCTGTTGATCTCTGCCTACCTTCTGGCCTACCACAACGCCGTTGGCGTTTCTGGCAGAGTCTACGATGGTGGCAGACAGCAGCTCTAAGCCCCTGCGGGGCTGAGGAAACTTTGTGCCATTGATTGTAATGAAACTTTGCATTTCCTCAGCCCTCCTTAGTAGGCATTACTGAAAGCACCGGTATTCACACGAACACCTCTGGCTCGGTTATAACGGTCATAAGACTCACCGATCTGATTGTCACCAATATTCACGGAGAAGTCCTTTTCCTCAACGACATTCAGCAGGGCGTAAATGGCAGCAATCACGCCATCGTTGGCAACGGACACGCCTGCGGAAATACCCTCAACGATCTGGTCATTGTTGGCAACCGCCGTTCTGCGCCCCATCGCACCGACCATTTCCGCACCCGCTTCACGGGCGATAAAGAGCTGTCCTTCATTCGGGAAACCGCCGTCTTCAAAGAACGGAATATGCGGAATATCCACCAATCGAATATCAAACGCCGGAATAAGCGTGATACCCATGACAGACAGGCCGTTGAACTGGATGTGGAACATATCATTGATTGCGTCAATGACACCGTTCACAAGTCCAATGATGGAGTTCGCCATCTGTCGCACAAAGCGAGTAATGGGGTTATCGTCCAGCGTCCATGCCGCATACGACAGGGACAGACCCGCCGCCAGTACCGCAAGGCCAAGACCAACACCCGCACCGCTCAGGCACAGTAGGACACCGAGAACGATCAATGCGCCGCTGAGAATACCCGTGATGACCGATACGACTTTCTTAATGGAATTAACAACGAAATTCCAATTCAGGGTAGCAACAGCGCCAAGGCTCAATGCACCAGCCGCCATCAGGCCAAGACCAATAGGAAGGGCGACTCCGCTTAGAGCAAGGATAGCGCCGACCGCCAAGAGAGCGCCGCCGACAACGGTGGTAATCATGCTGATCTTCTGCTGAACATTGTCGGAGAGGTCATTCCAGTTCGGCATGATAGCCGTACCCATTGTGACCGCACCCGCCGCCAGCAGAGCCAGACCCAACGGGATATTCGCCCCGGAGAACGCCAGTGCCGCACCGATAGCGAGGAACGCCACAGATACGACCGTGGTAATAATGGCAATCACATTCTGGATTTCATCGCTCAGGCCATTCCAGTTGAGAGCCATTACAGAAACCAGAGAAGTAGCGCCAACAGCCATCAGCGCAATACCGAGGGGCATAGACCCGGAGAAAGCGAGGATAGCGCCGAGTGCCAAGGTTGCTCCGCTGACCAGCAATCCTACTCTGGACAAGGGAGAAGCCAGAGCGTCCGGGATACTGTTCCAGTTCAGAGCTGCGGCAGATACAAGCGTGACAGCACCAACAGCCATCAGCGCAATACCCAGCCCGGTTGCAACCCCGGTAAAGGCCAACATAGCGCCGACAGCCAGAGAAGCACCCGCCAGAACTCCCGTTAAGGTGGTCAAAGCATCAGTAAGGTGTCGGTCACTGTTATGCCAGTTAATAACAGCGGCAGATACAAGGCTTGCCCCGCCCAAGGCCATCAAAGCGATACCGAGAGGAAGGTTCGCCCCGGAGAACGCCATAATCGCACCGAGAGCCAGCAGGAAGCCGCCGACAACACCCGTAATGAGAGCCAGTGTACTTGCCAATTCACTACTCATAGCAGTCCAATTCAGCCCAACGGTAGCCGCAAGGCCGACTGCACCAGCCGCCATCAGGCCGACACCCAGCGGAATATTCGCACCGGTTACGACCAGAATTGCACCTACCGCCAGCATAAAGCCGGAAACAATCGTGGTGATCTCTGCGAGAGCGTTTTCAATCATCTTCTGGATTTCATCAATGCGGGTCTGCACAGCGTCACCAAGGAAATCGTAGGTAGGCAAATCGAAATCAAATCCGCCTGCGCCACCAGCACCCGCCCCGGAACCGCTTCCCGTGTTAGGAGCAAAGACATTCAGCTCGTCAAAGCCTGCGGTGTATTGTTTCAGCTTCTTGGCAGCACCGGCAGCGTCATCGAGATTATTAGCCAAAGACCCAGCGCCGACAGCAGCGTTATTCACTCCCGAATAGTCCACATCGGTTAGCTTGAACCCCGCAAGGTTGGCAAGGGCGTCGGCGATTTCCCGAATGACCTGAACAACAGCGATTGCATAGGGAAGAATTGCGTTCAGTGCGGGAATGAAGATGTTACCGATCGCTCGTGCGGCCTGTGTAAGCTGTGCCTGCAAGATACGAAGCTGGTTTGCGGGGGCTTCCAGCGTTCTCGCCATATCGCCCTGAGCGGTCGTTACCTGAGTCATAATGGCGTAGTATCTCAGCTCGGCCTTTTCTGCCTGTGTCATGTTTGCAACGCTTTCCTTGATACCAAGGTTCAAAGCGGTCTGCTCCAACCGTGCCTGCGACAAATCATAGCCCAAGCGCCGCAGAGGTTCCAACTCGCCGGAAATACCGGACTGTAACTTCTGCATTGCGTCTTCAATGGAAATATTGAAGAAGGAAGAAATATCGTAGCCGAGCTGTGTCAGGTTTTGGCTCATGAGCTGCGCTCGTTCAGCCGTGTCACCGAAGCCGGTCAGCAACGTGTTAAAAACGCCCTGATTGCGGAGCCACTGTGCCGGGTCGATACCCATAACATCGGATACCTTTTCGGCGTAATTTTGAGCTTCGGCGGCGTACTGCCCCAAGGCAACCGTGAACAGGTTCAGGTCTTCTTGATACTTGTTGGACTCCGTGACCGCCTGTGCGATGAAATGACCGATTTTGCGGAAAGTAATTGCAACAGCGGCGACATTCAACGCTTTCAATCCGCTCGTGAACTTCCCGGTAGTGGAGGTTGCGTTACGGGCAGAAGCGTTGTATTTCTCCGTGCTGGTAATCAGCTTTTGAATTTTGGACGGGAACGCCGAAAAGCCGTTGGACACCTTCTGCATTTCATCGGCAAAAGGCTTCATGGCGGCGGCAAGAGCGGTCATCTGCTGTGTAAACTTGTCAATGTCCGCCGCTTCCAAATCCTCGATCACCTTCGGCAGCTTGGAGAGCTGATTGATAAAGGTGGTCATGTTGGCCTTACCCAACTCAGAGAGAGGGCGTAAGCCGTTGGCAAGAGAAGTCAGCTTGTCGCCGTCCGTCCATTTCAGGCCAGCGAGAGCGGTGTTGATTGCTGTGAGCTGGTTGGCGATGGAGGAAGAAATCTTCACATTTCCAACCTGACTCAGAGCGGTCAGCGCATTGGTAAGCCGGGTGATCTTCTGCGAAGCGTCACCGCTGTTCAAGCCTTTCAGAGAATTGGAAAGCTCCCGAATACCCTGAGCGGTCTTGCTCAGACCCGTTGCGCCGCCGTTGGTAGCGGTTTTCAAACGATTGAGCGTGTTAATCAGGTTTTGAAGCCCTGCGACCGCCTGCGTACTGTCATTGACGATCTGAAACTCCAACCCCTGAATTTCCACATTGTCAGCCACTTACGCCACCACCTTTCTCTTGAAATTTCTTATTGACCGACACCATAAAGGCTTCCATGTATGCCTTGGCTTGGTCATCGTGTTTTTCTTGAAGCTGCTTCTGCTGTTTCTTATCCTGCCGACTGAACAGCTCATAGGGGCTTTCCCGATACGGCGTGGGCTTGGTTCCCTTCTTGGCGAAAGCACGAAGAACCGGGGCAGCGTCAATAAGCGCTTCGTAAAAATAAGCTCCTTGAAGCCAAGCGTCTTGATTTCTCAGGTCTTGCCTGATCTGCGCCGCCTTTCGGTAATACTTCACCAATTCACAGTCCTGTTCCCAAAACTGCTCATAGGTCATGCCAATGGACAGATAGTACGGAAAAACCTCATAAAACTTTGGCGTGTAAGCGAGAAGGGGAGCGGGGCGATGGTCGCCGCCGCCCCCCTCACTTCTGGAAGATCGGTCGCTTACCAGCCGGTCTTCCAGCTCAGGTTTCCCTCGTTGCCCTCCTGCTCAGGCTCGTCCAGCAGACTCAGCAGGGGGTCGTTATACATCTCTACCAGAGCGGCAATCAGCTCGTCCTTGTGGTTCATACGAGCGTAAATGCTGTCAATCACATCACGCTTTACGAACCGATGATGGGCGAGGAACGCACCAGCAAACAGAGCCGGAAGCAGAGTCATAGGCTTGCGCTCCACATCGGCGGCAACAAAGCCGTTCTTCTCCATCGCTTCAACGGTCTTGCGGGTGTATTCCAGCGTGTAGGTCACGCCGGTAGTAGGGTCATTGATTGTCAACTGCTTTGCCATGATAAATCCTCCTTATCAATACGGCGATTATTGGTGTCTTAGGTTGCGGAGAAAGCAATGGGGGTGGAAGGAGCGATGGTGATGTTCATGTTCACCACTTCATTCACGCCGCCGCCCACGGGATACACGGACAGCTCACCGTCAAAGCTGAACTTGCCGTTAGAGCCATCGGGAGTAACAGTGCCATTGCTCTCGGTGCCGCCAAACCAGACCGCATAGCTGACCTTCTTGCCTTCCAAAGCCTTGAGGGTCTGGAAATCAGCCAGCGTGTAGTTGGCGGTGAAGGACAGACCATCGAGGGACTGGATACCGGCGATGTAGGTCTGCATATTGTCGCTCAGGGTGGTGGTTTCCAGCATTTCGGGTTCGCCGCCGAGGTCAGGAAACTCCTTAATGTCGATCAGCTTGCTCCACTGTTCACCAGTGTCGGCTTTCTTCATCAGAAAAACCTTGTAGGTGGAAATAGCCATTTCATTTACCTCCTATAAAGAGTGGTTCCGTCCGTTTCAGCCTTGTATCGGGCAACCAGACGGTAGATTGTTGCGTTCTCCAAATTGGGAACCGGGGACAGAGAAATACGCCGGAAATTCTTGGCGTACATGAGATTGTCTACAAACCTCATGATTTTTCGGCAAACGGATTTCTTACCGCCTGCCTTATCGGAGTAGACATTCACCTCGTACATCAGCGTGGCGAACCTCTCCGTATCGCCGCTGTCCATGTGAGCTTCCGTGGTGTAGTTATCCTGCTCCACCAAGCTCACATAAGGGAAACGAGTAGGGGCATTGACATACTCGCCGCTGACCAAGATACCGGGAAACTGCGCTCTCAGGGCTTCCGCAATCGGCGTGTAGATTTGACTCTCCACATCAATCATGAAAACACCTCCTTCGCAATTTGGGTAAGCTGGAACTGCAATTCCTTCTTTGTTTCATACATCGGCATATTGGCAGGGTTGCCGTGAGTGATGACCACGAACCCGCCGTTTTTCTTCTCTTTCAGCACTCCGTTCGTGCCGGGTTCGCCGTAATAGCCCCAAGACTGTTGCTTGCCGTGACCTTGACCGTACTCGCCACGCTTCATATTGCGATCTCTGGCTTCCGGGTGGTTATCGGGATAGGTCACGCCTGTGCCGAACTCGATAAATAAAACCGCTTTACCGACTGCCACAATCGCCCTTGCATTTTCACCTCGATATTCCGCAGATACAACAACATCATTTGTGCCATCATAGGCTGCGTCATCGAAACACGCAGAAGCAATTCCAACCCCCATCGCAACTAAGCGTTCAAGGAAAACCGTTGTACGATTTCGAAGCCAAGTTTTGCGATTTTCAACTTCCCGTATCAGCCGCTCAATCCCTCTCCCGGAGAGCGGAACATTGATTGTCTGACTCACGATACCGTCACCTTACTGACCGCATAGGAAATGGAGTTGAGGGATTTGGCGACTCGCTTGACCATGTAATCGTAGAGCGGCTTCCCGTCCTTGTCATACTGCGGCTCCTTGTCGATGAACAGCACGGTATTCTCGTCAATGGGACAGCTCAGGTCATCGGTGACGATCACCTTGTCGTACCCTGCGAAATTACCGAACTGCTCCACCTGAGCGGAGCCGGTCGCCGCCGAGATATTGGCGTTCATCGCCACGGCAGGCTTGTAAACCACCAGTTCCTCGCCGGTTTCGTTGCCGTACTCGTCCTTGGCGGGAGCCTTGCTGTCATATAGCAGATACCAGAAGGGCGATTTGTTGCGGTTCAGCGTTCTCATGCACTCAACCTCCCATCACAGCGGCAAAGGGAACAATGTCCCTCAGCAGCGTAGGCGGCACATCGCCGTCCTCATAGGAGCGGGAGATACCGTTCTCGCTGTGAGCGGTCTGCCCTTCGGCTCCCCGCTTGTTCAGCAGATACACGGCGATCTCCACCTGAATGTGAGCGTACTGGTCAGGAACAGCGGTCACGGCGGGGTCGAAGGGGTATGCCTTGCGGCACACCTTGTTTCCGGCGATAGAAAGGTAGGTGGAAAGCGTGTCCTCGTCTGTCTCGCCGGTCATGGCTTTCACCATTTTCAACTTCTCAGCGTCCGTCATGCTTTCCACCTCCTGTCATTCAGCGGGTTCTTCGGACTTCTTGCGGGACTTCTTGATAACGGGGATGGGATTTTCCTCGGACAGATTGAACTTGGTAATGATTTCCTCACGGGTGAGGGCTACGGGGTTGTCGAGGGTATCAACAACCACCGTACCCATCACCACAGAGGTACTTTCCAGTTCACGCCGAGTAATCACCTTGTCCTTTGCGGTAAAGCCTACATTACGGAAGTGATCTCCCTCCCTCACATACACTTTTCCGTCAGAAACATAGAACATGGTGAACCTCCTTAGCCGTTGGTGATGATCTTCGCCAGCGCAATCGTCTTGGGGTCAGCCACGATAGACCAGTTGACGGTAGCCGCAAGCTGAGCGTCCGTGGGGGAAGCGGTGTAGCCGCTGGTGGGCTTGGTGAAGCTGAAACCGTTGGGGTGCATGGTTTCACGAATACGAGTCACCAGAGCGTCATAGCCGCCGTCCTTGAGAGCATCACGGGTCAGCTCAGAAGGAACCTTCACGGGGGCGGGAGCGTACTGGATAGCGCCAAGACCGAGAACGTAGGTGGTATAGGTCGCCGCCTTGGAAGTATCCGCTGCGGTGGTGGGACAGCCATCGTCCACGATCACGGTCATACCGTTCACCGTGCCGATACGCAGGGGGCGCTCCACGCCGTTTGCGTCCGTGTACTTGAGGAAGTCCAGCAGTTTCAGGCCAGCCATGTTCGTGGCGACCTTGCTGTGCATAAACACAAGCTGGAAAGCGTCCTGGTTATCACCCACGGCCTTCTGGATAGCGTCACCGATAGTGGTAGCGCCCATCTTATTAGCGTCCGCAACGGTGGTGGAAGCGGAAGACAGGTCGGTGGTGTGGTTCGCCCAATCAGCAAACTCACCGCTACCGGTCACGCCGAAGACCGCATTGAGGATTTTCAGCATGATGGACTGGCGCTGCTTCTGCCAATACTTGGACACCTGAGACACGATCTGCTGCATGGGGTCGGCACCGCTGTTGTAATCAACAATGAAATCCTTCTCCTTCCAACCATGGGCACGACCGAATACGATACCGTTCTGAGCGCCGCCAGCGGGGTCGGTCAGGGTGATGTTGGTTGCGCCATCGTAGTTCTCAGGAGTGCCCCCGATGACCTTGTAGAAGGGCAGGGTGTAGAAGTCAGAGCCGTTAGCAATCAGCCGTGCCAGCTCTGCGTTCGGGGCGACAGCGCCGCTCTCAAACATAGCGGTCAGAGTGGGGTCTTTTGCGTTTGCCCAGTTGTAGTTAAACAGCTCAGGGTCAAACGGGAAACCGAGATAGGTAGCCATAATGTTTTACCTCCATAATTACTTCAAAATTGTCTGCCAGTCAGAATGTTCCTTGATGAACTCCAACTGGGCTTTGGTGTCGAGTTTCAGAAAATCAGCCTTAGTCATCTCACCACCCTTGCCACCGGCAGGGGGCTTGGGGGTTTCTTTCAGAACCTTGGCTTTTACATCTTTTTCATACTGTTCCAGAAACGTCTTCTGTGCGGCAAAGACCTTATCCATCTCACCGTTCGCCATAGCGGTAGCGGCTTCGGTCGCCAGCGACTCAGGATAGCCCTGTGCGGCGAAACTCGCCTTGTAACTGGAAACGGTCTTCTCCTTTTCCAACCCCGCCAGCTTGTTTTTCATTTCCTCGAACATCTGCTCATTTTCCAGCTTCTTGCGTTCTTCCTCAGAAAGCAGCTCATTGTGCTTCTTCTTCCAAGATGCAAGCTCGGAAGCAGTCTTGTCAAAAACATCTTTCTTCACATAGCCGGTATAATCAGGGTCGGGAAACTCGTAGTTTGCGAGGGCTTCCGCTTTCTGCTCTGCGGTCATATCCGCAAAGCCCTCAATGGTGGAAACATCAATCTTTGCCATACAATCGTTCCTTTCTGCGCTTTTTAAAGTGCATCTCCGCACTATACCTTTGTGTTTACGGTTCTCTCCGTTTTGTGATTTAAGGCTTCTCTGCCTATTCAACGCCTTACGGCGATTAAACCAAAAGAAAAAGGCTACCAATACCTTTTCGGTATCAGTAGCCCGTAATGGCTGTCCCTACCGCCTATGCGATAGGCTGTTCATATTTCTTTTTGCTGCTGACCGCCCAAACAACCACTTTCTCGTGCCGCTCGGCGATCTCAACGGTCTTTCCCGTAGTCAAGATTTCCTCAATCTTCCTGACCACTTCCGGGGTCAGGCGGATTTCCTTTTCCATCAGGATTAACCTCCTTCTGCTTGCTGGCGAGTTCAGCGGCCTTTTTCTCCTGTTCCTCAGCGTAATCCATGCTCATACGGTACGCAAGCTGCGGGTCGGAGAACATACCACAATGGGTAAAGGCCAGAACGGGAGCAATCTTGGGATTACTGAGCATAGTGGTCAATACGGTCGCTTTCTGAGCAATATTTTCATAATTGCGCCGAGTAAAACGAACCTCCACGTTCGACAGCTTCAATTCCAGATCACTCAGATCGGAACAGATATGCAGAACCAGCTTCAAGAACTCTTTTTCGGAGAGCTTGAACATCAACTCGGAGTCCTTCGCTCTGGCTTCCGCTGCCGACCAACCATCACGCATGATGACCGCAGAGCCGGTATCGCTGGTGGAAGAACCACCGTTGCGGTTTGGCATACCGCAGATCGTCAGCACCGTGTTATAGAGGTGATCGACCAGTGTTTGTGTCTGGCTCTGGTTCAGTTCGGAGGTCAGATACTTGATCTCCGCTTTATACTGCGGGTCAATGTCCTTGTACTTGATCGCACCCTCGTCCCGCAGCTTGGAGAAATCATCACCGGAAATGTCAACATTGTGAAACAGCATGAGCGCCTGAACAAACTGTTCTACACCGTCAAGACGGTTGCTGTCCACCGTATTGATAGCGTCCAGCAAGGGGAGGACGATCTCGAAAGCACCCAACCGAGCGTTGTTCGCTGGGTATTCGATAATGGGAATACCGAGCGACTGGGCTTCTTCCCGGACGATCATACTCTGGTTTTCAACCTCGAAATAGCGGTCTTTCGTATAAATGCTGTAAACCACTACACCGTCCGACCGCTGAATGTACTTCACACCCATTACGGGCGGTTCACCGATGGAATTGGCATACACCACGAAAGCAAACCGAGGGTCGAGGGTGTAAATCTCGAAGGGAGCTTCATCGCTTTCCTTCTCAAACACGCTGTCGGGAAGCACCATGCGGTATGCCGTGCCGCAGATGTGAAACCAATCTGCCAGTTCCTTATCCTTTGCGGCCTTATCCTCGGAAAGACAGTAGCCGTTCAGAGTGGTGATCTTGTCGGCAACCATCTTATCATCGCTTCGGCTGACATACTGAATGGGTTCCCCCATCAGATAGCCGACCTTGAAGGACACGATCTCATTGGCACGGTTCTCGACCACATTGTTTTGAATCTCAGGGCGGACTTCCTTTTTACGGTTCAAAATCGGCTGCCTGCCTTTGTAGTAGGCATAGAGATATTCCATATCCGCTTTGTTCGACCAATGTGTGATAAGTGCCTTTCTCAGCACGTTCAGAACATTGTCCCGTGTGATCTCCGTCACATCGGTAAAGATTTTCTTACGACCGAAACAGCCCAAGACAGAATACCTCCCCTCTACCTATTTTCTCTCTTATCATTGTATCAAACTCTCCAATGGTTGTCAATGCCAACCTTTTATCATACCATTCGCCACAGTGAAAGTAAAGAACTCAAATAGGCCGTTTAAAAACCTCAACCTTGCCCCCGGACAGCATACGGATTTCGTTCTCCAACAGGGAGAGGGAGTCAGGAGCGTCATCGTGCGGAACCTTACCGGAGCGGGTGTAAGTGGTCACTTCCTTCATGAAGTTCCAATACTGACTGCCCCGCTTGTAGGTGGAGGGGTGCTTGAAGTAGAAGTTCTTCTTGATGTTGTCGGAAGCGAACTCGATACGGGTCTGCTTGTTGGAGATCGTGCGCTTCGTGCGGATACCAACAGAGTACCCTCGATCTCGAATGATCTGGTCAACATCTCTGGCATAATACTGACCGGCGTTGTTGGACTCAAAGACGGCGGAAGCGACTCTGTTCTCGATCAGGCACTTGGCACATTCCGGCTTCGTTACCTCAGCGGGGGAGTCATCAAAGACCACATCAACGATATACACAGCATTGCCGTATATCATCGCCACCGGCATAGAGGTCGAGTCAGAGCCGCTTTCCGCCGTATCGCCAACGGCGATGATGGTATCCGGGTCACGGTCTTTCGGCAGCTCAAAGAAGTAGTTCAGCTCGTCCTTGTTGAACAGCAGACCCTTCGCTTCAAAAGGCTGCTGCTGGAACTCGCTCTCAAACTGCTCTGCGCTCAGAAGCTCCCGCTGCTCCCGGAAGTAGGCGGTGGTGAAGACCTTCTTGCCCTCCCGCTCGTACTCGTAATTGCTCTCGTCCGTCACGAGATCAAGGGCGGGTATCTCAATCGCTCTCCAAGCCCAGCCCTCCCGCTGTGCGTGTTCCTGCACACGACCGATTGGGTCATACAGGGAATAGCGAGTGCCGGTAAAGACCATCGGCGTACCTTCAATGGCACGACCCATAATATCGCCGGAGATCACTTCCCACTTATCATCAAGCCGCTGGCGGTTCTTTGCTTCCTCACGACCTTCCACACAGTCATCGAGGTAGAGGACATTGGTGGCTTCGGACAAGCCCACCTGTCGAGCGTCAATGGAACGACACATGATGGTGGGGAAACGGGACTTGCTTTTCAGGTTCGCCGTCTTCGTGTCGGCGTTGGTCTGTACCAGCCGTGCGTCCGGGAATACATCGTAGAACAGATACTCGTTAGGGACTGTCAGGTATTCCAGACAACCATTGTAGAAGCTCTTTACAAGGTCATCGCCTGTCCCTTCCATCAGGGTCGAGCGGTCAGGGAACTTGCCGGAGATCATATTCACAAAATTGATACCTGTTTGAGACTTTCCCGCTCGTTTCGGCATGGAGATCGTCAAAAGGCGCAGCTTTCCGTCCAGAACATCTTGAAACCCCTGCACCATCGGTCTAAGATAGTGCTTCCGGGGGGCATAGAACCGCTTTTCCGGCTTGCGGTCGAGTTCGATGTAGGTCATGAAGGAGTCAAAATCATGGGGCGCTTCAAAGAGGAGACACCGCCGCCACTGTTCATAGAACTTCGCCCCACCGCCACGGACTACCTGCTCTGCGGAGAGTGCCAGCAGCTCCTTGTTCACCTTATGTGCCGCCGAGAAATTCTCGGTTTCCCACTCCCGGCACAGAGAAAAAAGGTCGCTGTACGCCCCGACATCTCCCGGTCGGCGGTCGATCACGGCTCGGATAGAGCCAGAGAGTTTTTCATAATTCATGTGCATTTCCTTTCCAACAAAAAAACGAGCTACCCGTGTATTTCTACACAGATAGCCCGTTATGGCTGTCACTCCTGCCCTTACAGAAGCCGATTATAGAATTTTCGGTATCACAAACGCCAGAACCAGCAAAATAGAACTGATTATCAGGAAATATCCGATTACATTGAGAAAAAGTCTCATGGTGTCAGCCCTCATACTCCGAAATCGTCTTATTGTCCCAATTCAGAACCCCTAAATAGCCGCCCTCGGTGTCAGAATATAGCTCAACTGCTTTTTTCGTGTTCACTGTCTTCCACTTCACTTTGCCACGCCAGTTAAAATAGGCTTGGGTCTTGGTGTCAGGGATACCAGCCAGCTCTACATAGATGATCTGGCGATTTTCCAGCGTCACATTGAGCTGTAAATCCTCGCTGTCATAGATTTTACCACAAATCACGGTCATTGGGTCATTATCTACGATAGAAACATCGTGAAAATCAGTCACCCCTACGGTGTCAAACACTTCCCGATAGCTTGCGATCTCGTCATCGGTGAACCCGGCTTCGGAAAGAGCCGAGTCCCACGCAACAGGTTCAGCCGAGTCCTTCTTAGAACACCCGACCAGAAAGAAGACTACGATAACTGCCAGCCCTATCAGCCACGCCATCTTTTTCATTTCAACCAACCTTTCTTACCCCTCATTTACTTTCATAAAGATATTTATAGGCTTTATTCTTTTGCTCGGAAGTATAGAACGAAATAAAGAAAAGTTGCTCTCCGGTTACATCGGATATTCCATAATTTCCAACATAGAATATGTCATCACCGTAACCTGCCTGTTTGAGCATATCTATGTCTTCACTGCGAAGTCCATATAAATCTTTCATATTTAACTCTCCGTCTTCAAAATCGGCTCATGAACACCCTTGACCCAATTCATGTCGCCGTATTTATACATACCCTCGTACAGAGGACGGTTGCCGAGAATACTCTTGATGGTGGACACCTGAAACCGCTTGCCAGAACGAGTTTGGTATCCCGCCTTTTCCAGCAGCTCCGTGATACCCAGCATGGAAACGCCGTCCTCGTGCTTCTCGAAGATGAACTTCACGATAGGAGCTTCCTGCTCGTCAATGGTAAGAACACCATCGACAACCTTGTAGCCGTAGGGACGGCGACCGCCGCTATACCCACCGCAGGAAGCCTTGATGGAACGACCCTTGCCGGTTCGCAGAGCGATGTTCTTTCTCTCCTGCTCTGCCACGAACTGTAACAGCGCACGGTAAATGTTGGCAAATTCGCTACCCTCTGTGAAGCTCTCCTGCGTACTCAGAAGTTTGATGTTCTTCTTTTCCAGCACATACAGGTAGTAGAAGTACAGCTTGGTATCACGAGCCACACGGTCATTCTTGAATACGATCACCGCTTCATAGGGAGGGTTGCTTACATCGTCCCCATAAAGGATTTCGTTCAGACCGGGACGGTCATCTTTCGCACCACTGATTTCATCGACCTTCCAGTCTACGATGTTATAGCCGTTGTCGTTGGCGTAGAGAAGAATGGCCTGCTTCTGAACCTCGATACCGTATTTGTCATCATCGGCCTGTCTCTCGGTGGAGACTCGGATATAGCCGATTGCGTTTTTGAATGTCATCATAAGATCACCTCTTGCATATAAGATAGCATAAGTAAATGTAATTGTCAATAGGTAAGTGTAAATAAGCCTTTTTATTTTTTGCGGATATTTTTCGGCTCACCCCGTCCTCGCTGCCGCTGGCATATCCCCCGCCCCCGTCACCCATTCACGCCGCCCAAATCAGGCCGGAAAAGCGCAAAAATAACCGCCCCGGAATAGCACCGGGGCGGCGTTCACTTATTCAATTTCAATATTTCAATCAGGATTTGAACCGGCAGCAAAAGCAACAAAAGAATTAAATACACGCTTTCCCCGCCTTTCAACCCACGCACACCCAAACAAAAGCGGGATTGTATTTCCGGCCTTTATATGGTTTTACCGTGATATTACAAAAGCAATTTGCAACCCCTTGCGCCCATGTTTCATAGCGTATAAACGCTTGTACCGTGTCAGGGGATACAAGATAGCAGCTTGCGCCGCCGTGCTTTTTTCTTGCATATACCATGTTTTACACCCCCGTTAAAATACCGTATCGACAACGGTTAAAATTGTTACCCACAGATCAATATACTGTGTGCTGTATCCGGTATAATCGCCCTTGTCAAACTCTGTTTTGCCCGTGATAACATAACCAACTTGTTTTGCGCTCCCGTCCAATAGATCAACGAACATTTCCGACTTATTTTTAATGGCATTTTTGGAAATGATGATACAATGCTTTTCTTCCACCCGTTCCCGATAAATTTCAAGCGCATTTTCCACGCTATCCGCATCTATGCGCATATCCGAAACAATACCGCCGTCAATGTACCACTTTTTATTGTTGTATTCTTTCATTGTTGCCGTTGTTTTAAAAATATAATTCATAATTAAACCCCCCATTCTAACACATTCATCAAGCGGAATTTTATACCCATGCACCCGGAAAAATGCGCTATCTTTCCCGTTTGCGGGGTAGTAGATTTTGCAACGGTGGAAACGCTGCGCCGCTTTCCCGCCATACCAACAACCAGACACGCAATAGACAAGATCATTTATCCCGTATTCAATGCCTTTGATTTCAAGGCCATTCAAGCCGCTATAATATGCAATGCTTTCCCGACTTTCGCAATATTCCCGCTTATTCATGATTGCAAACCCCCTTTATAAAATCCCTTGCAAGGCTTTTCAGGCTTTCCCGCTGTTGTTCATAGGAAAGACTATAATCATAACGGATTTTTTCGGCCTGTGTTTCGTACCGTTCCCGTAATTCATAAGACGGGCGAATATTTCCAAATGGGGCATAGCCTGTTACAATGGCAACCCCGCCGCCCATATCGTAAATATCAGCCGCCCACCCCTCACGGCGTACCGTGTACGCAACGGGATTTTCATAATTCAAAAGGGTTTGCAATCCGCAATAGGGAACGCAAATAATTTTATTGTAATTCGCCCGGATTGCCTTCTGTGTTGTCTTGAATTTCATTTATTACACACCTTTCAATAATTCATGTTATTAGCTGCACGGCGGTTATACATAGCTTTTAAACTTTCGGCGGGGGTCATAGCCGCCGCTTTCGGCTTTTCCGTTTCTACCGGCTGCGTATCCCACCACGATTTCCCGCCGCCGTTCATATCATAGAATGAAAGAAAACTATTTACATGGCGCATTGTAGTAGCGGAATAACCGCCCCACATACGAATAAACCGCCCCGCCGCCGTGATACGACAAACAAAAGTATTATAGGACTGTAAAACTTTTTCGCCGTTTTCCGTTTCAATGATTTTCGCCTTTCCGTAAAAACTCTTTGCCCGATCATAACCGCAAACAGGTAAATCAAAAATCTTTTTCATAATATAAGCCCCTTTCAAAATTCAATTTGCATTTACTGCATTTCGGTAAATACAAGATAGCATATTTGCATTTACTTGTCAAGCGTAAATATAAAAGAAAATCAAGATTTTTTGCAAATACGGCAGCTATACAATATAAAGGGCTGAAAAATGTTTCCGCTTTCAGATCAGGCCGGAACCCCGGCAGCGCCCACGCCGCCCCGGTGGAACCCGCCGCCGATCAGCCGGGGAAAGGAAAAGCCGCCGACCCCGTGGGGAGATCGGCAGCTCTGTCAAAGTCGCAGGCTCTCGCCGGAAAGTCGCAAAGTCGTTCGGGCGAAAGTCGTGAAAGTTGTGGGAAAGTCGCAAAGTCGCTCGGCATAGTCGTAAGCCATAGTCGCAAAAGTCGTGAAAGTCGCTCAGTCCTCCGGGTCATAGTCGCTGGACGCACCCACTACATCTTCGAGGTACTTCTTCTCCAAATCCTCGGCGGGAACCTGATCTCCGAGCTGCTGGCTGGGTGTCAACACGACCTCCTGCTTGTCCGCATAGCCCATGTTGTTCTTCATCAGGAAGATACCGGCGACCGGATTGATCTTTCCGTTCTGCATATAGTTTTCCATCTGAGCGTTCAAAAGTTGATACGCTTTTTTAATGAGGTTGCGGCTTTCAGGGGGTAAAGTCTTACTATCTACCCCATTTGCCCATTTCCATAGAGTCGTTCTATCAACTCCAAAAGCCAATGCCATACCAGCAACAGAGGGTTTCATATCGTCCTGAGCGCACAGAGTAAAGTACATACCCATGCGCTCTTTGACCTGTTCAGGTTCTCTCACATTCACATCAGGCCAGTCCAACATGACCATCGAATGTTCCAGATATTTTCTATTGTCACCCGGCTCTGTATGGACGCTTAGGGCTTCCTTACGATCAGGCCGAGTGCGCTTTTTCACAATTTCATCTGCCATAGTCGTTTTCTCCTTTCAAAGTCGCCAAGGTGATAAAGGTGAGTAATCGGGTGCATTTCCCTATAACTATTTCTATATACGCGCGTATAAGAGAGAGTTATAGGCATTTATGCCCGATTACTCACCTAACTCACCTAAAATACGAAAAACAATTTTTCAAAACACGCCAATTTGAAAAAAGTCTTTGCAAAAACACTCACCTTTATCACCTTTATCACCTAACTACCAGTTGGCGTTGATAACCACCTTGTTCTCGTGCATGAGTGCCGTTGCTACAACTCTCTCCACACCGTCCCAGTTGTAGACCTCTTTCTTTACGGCATAATCGACAAGCTGCTTTGCCTGCTCGTTGTCAAGAACCATGTCTTTACCATACCAGTCGTTCTCCTTGGTACGCTTTTCATAGGGAACATAGTAGCCGAGCTTTTCCAGAAAGTCGTACCAAAGACTACCGCCGCTGTCGGTGCTGGCAACATCTACCGTGGTGATGACCTCACCACAATGAGGGCAACGGACATCTTTGCGTTCCATGACCGTAATATCAAGACCCACTTTCCAACACCTCCTGAGCTATCTTCACCAGCTCGACCAAATCATAAAACCGCCGAGGGTCTAACCCGGTCTGTCGCTTCACCTTGTCCAAATGATAGAGGACTGTGTTTCTGTGTGCGAAAATAGCACGGGCAACATCGGTGACATTCATGTTGTGATTTGCCATCGCTATGACAATGTGAGCGTCTTCCTTATTCATGATCGATCTCCTTTCGCAACTCGTCATAGAGTTCCGAAAAGCGGCGGTTCCAGTGGCGCAGTCGCCAGAGGAATAGACAGCCTACAATAATCCATTCAACGGCGGCGATAGTTGTCAGAATGTCACTCATGTCCTATGCTCCTTTCTCGCAAAGCGGTTGAGCAACACGCTCACGGTGAGCTGACCAATCCTGTTCACATAGGGGCAGTTGAAGCGGTCAGGGTGAGGAACACTGTTGCCGAGGTCGATGACCAGATCACGGGTGTTGTAGGAAATGTCCTTCGTGATAGTCGGCGTGGCGTAGATCACCACATCACGGTTCATCGTGGCCTGCAAGAGACTCTTGGTTTTGGAGTGCGCCACCGTCACAGTTGCGTTACCGAGGGTGAGGTACTTTGCCAAGTTCTGAACGGCGTGACCTCGACCTACAATGGTAATGTCCTTAGCGTAAACCAAGTCCAATGCCAGCAGGAGCGCCAAAGTCGCCTGAGACACCGATGACATTCCCTGTGAGTAGGAGTGGTCAATGTCAACCTCGGCGGTGAGCTTAATGTCAGACGGGACGGTTTCTCTGTCCACTACCACGGCCTTGTACGGAGGGCAGGGATATTGAGTGAGGTCACAGTCAATACCCAACAAATCGGCCTTGCGCTTGACCGCTTTCAGAAATACGCTCTCGTAGGAACCCAGCAACAGCAGTCTGCCAATAGGGTGAAAGCGGGTGGTTTCCTCGTCCAAGGTGGCAGAAAGCGTTTTGATTTGCTTCATTACATCATTCATAGTGCTTCTCCTTTCTTTCAAAGTCATGGAGGGAGATCATCTTTTCACGGGTGAGTTTGTCAACCACTCGACCGATCTCCGAGTAGCCGCAGACCGCCGCCAGCCGTTCAAGGTTGCCCTTGGTCTGTGCCGTGACTACGATGGAAATACGGCGAAGGTTCTTTTTCTCAGTCTTCATCGCTTTCCTCCGTGAACACGGTTCCCTCGAACCCTTCTGCCCTGCCAAGAAGTCTCCACAGACCTTCTTCCTGTTCGCCGCAACAGGGACATGATTTTGCGGCGATTTTTCCGAGCTTCTGAGGAAAGTCCTCGTCTTCCTCAACATACAGAAGGTGTTCACATTTACGGCACATGAAGACGGTGAACATCGGGGGTAGTGGGATAGGCCGCTTTCGTCCACAACGATGACAAACCCACTCGTGCTTCCAGTCTTCACGAGTCATTTCATTGCCACATACACACTTTTTACTCATATTTATCCTCCATTCGGTCGCAATCATCAGAGATTGCACAGTCTTCACAACCCTTATAATAGAAGCAGTTCCGGCAACTGGAAATGACAGGCATACACCGCTCAGCGTATTCTTCACAGTTGGCAACAGGGCAAGTGCCATCAACGCAGGCAACGCCCACATAATCGGGGCAGTATTCAGGCTTCATCATCGCTGTCCCCTTCCGTCAAAGCTCTTGCGAGATCGTCAATCATCTGGTGCATGACTCTATCGCCAACATCATCTTCGTTCTGACACCAGAAGGAGAATTTCAGGTGTAGCAGCTCATGTACCAGCGTCTTTTCAAAATCGAACGGCACAATGCGGTCGCCGTAGCAGGCAGGGTTGATGATCTCAATACGAGCGGTCTTAATTGCTTCTGACCACTCGGTACAGCCTGCGGTATTACGCACCGTCATTTCTTCGGGGTGTAGATGGGTCAACAGCTTTATCCGCCACTCCTGCAAGCAGAGTTTTCGCTTCCACTTTTCCAGCAGGGCGAGTTCTTCATTGGTGGCAATCATACTGTCACCTCCTGTTCACGAGGGAGTTTTACGGTGTTACCATCTTTCAGATCGTCAGTGCTGAGTTGATAGGACACCAACTGCATACCGTGAGCCGTGACCTCTACACCATTGAAGAACCCCGCAATAATGCCATCGGGAATATCAAGAGTAATTTTCATCACGGACGCTCCTTTGTAATGCGGATTTTTCTCAGCCGCTTACCACAACGCTTGCAGACTTCATAATTGCTCTGCCAACGGTGAGAACCATTCCGACACCTGACCTGAATGTGAACATACGGGTCTGCTGTGTGGATGCCGAAACGGCAGAGGATAGAATTACATGACCAGTTCATTAAGACGCTCCTTTCAGTCTGAGGTTCTTGTAGACGGGGTAGCCTTGATACACAACCTTGCCGCCGTGCCACTCAGGGTGAGTCTCCATGTCAGCGTTGAACCGCTTGGCGGAACAGGCAAAGTACCCGTTGGACTTGCACCAAATCTTGTAAGCGTCAAACAGAGACTTCGAGCGGGTGTTGACCCCCTCAGCCTGTTCACAGCGTTCTTCGAGGAACTGCAAGCACAGATCGTTGTCACGCTCGTACTGATTGACCACCTTCCGCATAGCGGGAGACATTTTCAGGCCGAACCGCTTATACTTGAAGTACCCGGCGACCAGCCAAGCGAAAATGCCCTGCATGGCTTCCTGTGTCTGGAACTCATTTTTCAGGTTCTTGTCCTGTTCCGCTTCGGTGAAATGGCGGTTGAACTCAATGACCCGCACACGGTCGGAAGCGAACAGGGACTTATCGCTGACGGTGGGAAGATCGTTGCAGGAGAGCCAAAGGGTGAACTGCGGCAGGAAGGTCGTGGCAGTCTCATAGAGGTTCCGAGCCTTGATTTCTTCGCCGCCTGTGAGCTGCTTGATCGTTTCCTCGTCCAGCTTGCCATACTGGTTGCTCTCTGCCATCGTGACAAACCGCTTGCCTTTCAGAGAAGCCAGCATGGGGTTCGCTGCTTCGGCGTTCTTCGACCGCTCCGCCTTGCAGATGATTGACACGGGAGAAACGGACGCATAATCACCGAGAAGGTGGTGAATTGCCGAGAGCATGGTGGACTTACCGTTACGAGTGGTCTTGCCATGGAGAATGAACATACATTCCTCGTTCGCCATACCCAGCATAGAGTACCCCAGCGCCTTTTGAAGATAGTCCGCCTTGTCTTCGTCATTACAAGTGACCTCTGCAACGAACTTCTCCCAGCGGCGGCACCGTGCGTCCTGCAAGGTGTAGTTGAAGTTGGTCTGCATGGTCAGGAAGTCACGCCAGTCATGTTCCCGGAACTCCATCTTTTCGAGGTCGAAAGTTCCGTTCTTGCAGTTGATAAGGTAGGGGTTTGCGTCAAACTCTGCCGAAGCGATAGGAAGCACACTGGCAGCGTCCTTCATCAACCGATCACGGAAGCGCCGGTCGCCCATTTTCACGATGAACTTCATGTACTCAGAACGCCGTTCTTCGTTGGCAATCTCACCGCAGTAGAGAGCCATTAGGCGGCAGAACTCTTTGATCTTCTCCGCTACCAGCAGAGAACCCGTGTCCTTACGCCATGCCCCCTCGGAGTAGGTGAACCAGCTTTTCGCTTCGGGGCAGTAGCGGGTATCATTTTTGTAGCACTCGGAGAACAGCTCCGCCATGCCGGACTCGTCCCACGAATACCCCGTACCGCTGATCGGGTGGCTATGCTCAGGCTGTGCTTCCTTAATCTGAAACATCACTCTGGACTGAGCTTCGTCCATGATGTAACGACCGTTGGAGAGCTGGAAAAGAGCCTGTTCTTCGGGGGCGGTCATAACTTCATCACTCATGGATTTCACCTCCTTTGTCTTTTCTGTTTGGATTAAAGTTGGAAAGCGCACTTTTACAAGCTCGGACACCCATCTTGTAACCGTCTTGTTCACTACCGCTTATACGCTTGCGATATATCCGCTCTTTATCAAGTAGGGCAGATAGCGCCATCTGCAAACTGTCATATTCGAGTTTTGTCATTATTTACACCTCCCCATAGAAGAAAGCGTTCTTCAAAGCGGTGTCCACATG